CTGCAGCAGTTCGACGCGGCGGCGGCGGCGATCAAGCACGCGAAAGAGATTCGCGCTGTGATGGGCGACAAATCGATCAACGAGAAGGCGCGCACCGAGAAGGTGCGCCAGATCCTGTTCGGTTTCGCTCCTGAGGGATTTAAGCCCGTGACGACGACGGGGGACGCGCGGTGAAGAAGCTGATCAAACGCGGGAAGAAGCTGGCCCGCACCGCCAAAGCCGTCGCGCGGGTCGCCGTGGCGACGGGCATGGTGCCGGTCGCCTCCGCGGTCGCGGCCAAAGGGCTCGTCACCTTCCGCAAATATCAGCAGCCGGTTTTCTGGGACCACACGACGAAAACCCAGATCATTCACTGGTCCCGTCAGGTGGGAAAGAGCTACACGCTCGCGGCCTGGGCCGTCGATCGCCTCCTGCGTTTCCCTGGGCGGCTGGTCACGGTGCTCTCCAACTCGCGCGACAACGGCGCGGAGTTCGTTCTCAAGTGCCAGGACGTCTGCCAAAAGCTCGGCCAAGCGCTCGAGCTCGAGAGCAACAAAGACGAACTCGATGCGCGCACCGATCTGCCGGAAGATTTGAAGTACGATCTCATGCGCTTCGAGGTGAAGATCACCGTCGAAGGCAAGACGGGTCGCATCAAAGTGCTCGCGGCGAATCCGCGCACGGCGCGCGGTTTCTCGGGTGACCTGATCCTGGACGAGTTCGCGTTCCACGAAGACTCGCGCGCGATCTGGGAGGCGGCTGAACCGATCATCTCGAGCAATCCGGATTACCTCTGCCGCATCGCGTCCACCGGGAACGGAAAGCGGAACATGTTCTACCAGATGAAATCGGAGGGCCGGATCCCGTATTATCGCGTCCGTCGTTCGGACGCGTGGGCCATGGGCGAGATCAAGATTTACTCGGCGATCACCGGCAAAGAAATCACGCCGGACCAGGCGCGAGCCGAAGCGAGCGACAAGCGCGCGTACGATCAGAACTACGAGTGCAAGTTCACCGATGAGGCCACGGCTCTCCTCACGCAGGAGCTGATCAGCTCAGCGCAGCGCGAAGGCGTCACGATCGAGAAACAGGAGTGGAGCGAGGAGACGATCGAACGCCTCCGCACGAAAACTTTCGGTTCGCTGTTCCTTGGGCAGGACGTTGCGCGCCGGCGCGACTTCTCGGTGCAGACTGTCCTGGAAAAGATCGGCAACGCCTACCGCGTCGTCGCCATGCTGCGCATGGAAGACATGCGGCTGCCGGATCAGCAACGGCAGCTCGAGCGGATCGCCACGCTGCCAAAGTTCCGCGGCGGCTGCATCGACATGACGGGTCTCGGTCTCGGTCTGGTCGAGTACGCTCAGGAGGAATCTTGGGGCCGTCGCATCGCCGGAGTCGACTTCAGCACCACCGAAGCAATTTCCAAGCGCTTGGCCGCCGACGGTCGCAAGGCACCGACGGCGCGCGTCACGGAGATCATGGCGACGGATCTTCTCGGCATCTTCGAAGACCGCGCGATCGAGATCCCGGAAGATCCCGAGCTTCGCGACGATCTCCGCAAACCCGAAAAGATTACCAGCCCCGGCGGGCGTGTATCCATCGCGGCAACACGCGACGAGGCCGGCCACGCCGACCATTTCTGGAGTATCGCCCTGGCAATACGGGCAGCGCAGAGACCGGCAGCTCCGTTCCGTTCCAAGAGCATCTCACGCGAAACGATTCGCCGCGGCGGTCGGGGCGCCAAACCCAAAGGAGTTCTCATCTGATGGCCGCGCCACGTTCCAAGAAAGTTTCCGCAGCTCGTGCGAAAACGAACATCGAGCATCGGTTCAATCCGATTCGAGATCTCACGCCCGAGAGATTGGGCCGGTATCTCGACAGTTTCGATCGCGGTTACTTCCGCGATGTCGCGATGGCGTGGGACAAGATTCGCCGGCGCGATGCTCAAGCCGCGAGCGTGATCGGGAAGCGTGAACGCGCAGTAGCACTGCTCGATTGGGAAGTGCTCACGACGGAAGACACTCCAGCCGCGCAGGCGCAGAAGGCCGCGCTCGAGTACCTTTACAACAATATCCGAGTCGGCCACGCATTGGATGCAAACGACGTCGGCGGATTTTCGAAGCTGGTGCGTCAGATGATGACGTCGGTCGGCATGAAGTACGCCGTGCACGAGATCGTCTGGAAGCCGCAGCCGACAACGGGTGACGGTCCGCGAATCAAAGCCGAGCTTGTACAGATCCCCCTCTGGTTCTTCGAAAACACCACGGGGCGATTGCGGTTTCTCGAAAGCGACTATCAGCAGTACGGGCGCGACCTCGAGGAAGACGGTTGGATCGTGACCGTGGGCGAAGGACTGATGGAGGCGACCAGCGTCGCGTACATCTTCAAGAATCTCACGCTCAAGGACTGGGTGTACTACTCCGAGAAATTCGGAGTTCCGGGCGTGCACGGCAAAACCGACGCTGCGGAAGACTCGCCTGAGTGGGACCGCTTCGTGGAGGCCGTTAAGCAGTTTGGAAACGACTTTGCGATCGTGACGGGCCTCGAGGGCGAAATCAAAGAACTGGCCTTCGGTGCGAAGGGCGAGATGCCGTTCCCGGCGCTGGTCGACTACATGGATCGCACGATTGCGATTCTGTGGCGCGGTGGAGATCTCTCCACCAACAGCGCGGGCGCCGGCGACGTTGGTGCGAACGCCCAGGGCGAGGAGAAAGATGAGATCGCTGAGGCTGATGCGCTGATGATTTCCGAAGTGCTCAACGAGCAGCTCGAGCGGCCTGCGCTTCGATACCTTTTCGGCACAGAGGAGCCGCTGGCTTACCTTCGCATCCGAAATAAGACGCGACCAGACGTCGCAATGGAGCGCGCGACGGATCAGTTTCTCATCAACGCGGGTGTGCCGGTGGCGATCGACGACTTGGCCGAGCGCTACAACCGTCCAATCGCGGATGCTGGAAAAGTGATCGCCCGTCCTGCGAGCAGTGCGGCTCCGGGTCAGCCGTTCGCGAACGAAAGCAGGAGCCGAACGGACGAAGCGTTTCGGCGAACATCTGTCGCAGCCGTCGCGAAAGCCCGCGCCGACGCGCTTTCCAAGTTGAACATTCGTCTGAGGCAGATCTCGGCGATGGATGATGAGACGCAGCAACGCGCGGCATTGCAGCGGTTGAAAGCGTCTCTCCCAGAACTGCTCGGCGATGCGTCACGTGACCCCGCGCTCATAACCGCGATCGAAGAGGCAATGGCAGCAGCCGTTGTGTCGGGCGCGGCCGAAGCTGCGCAAAAACGAACTTCCGTATCATGAAAATCGTTACACTTCTCCTCCTTTGGTTCTCCACCCGCCGGTCCGTCATATTCGCGAACGAGGCACTCGATGCAGTCACAGACGTGTTGGGTGTGATTCTTGCCAACGAAAGCGCCGACAAAAACGGAGCGTGGGTTCAGCTCGCGCCTTACGGTCGGTTCGACAATGCGCAGGGAGTGCAGGAGTTCTCCCGCGAGGATGCGACCACGATCGTCAACGAATTCGAGTCGTTAAAGAACACGCCTCAGCGGCTCCTCGGCCTGCCGTGGTATATCGGACATCCCGATCACCCTCGGTTCAAGGACAAGTACAAGGACACCCGCGCGTATGGTCGCATCAAGGCGCTCGAGGCGCGTGACGATGGTCTCTTTGCAAATGTGAAGTGGAGCCCTGCCGGAAAGCAGCTCGTCGAGGACGAAGCCTTCCACGGCCACTCAGTGAATTGGCGAGTGAAGAAGGTGGGCAGCGTTTTTCACCCGGTGTCGCTGAAGAGCGTTGGCTTCACGAACGAGCCCCAGATTCCCGTCGCACCCGCGATGGCTAACGAAACTCAACCCAACAATACTATGCCAAAATGGTTAATTGATCTACTGGTCGCCGCGGGCCTGATGAAGGCGGACGGCACCGAGGAAAATGCACAGAGCGCTGTCAAATCGCTCATCGAAAACGCGGGCAAATTGCCCGCTCTGGAGAACGAAAAGAAGGCCGCTGCAGAGATGATGGCGAATGAGAAGAAGCTGCGCGAAACCGCCGAGGCGCGTGTGGCTTCACTCGAGACGCAGTTCGCGAATGAACGCAAAGCACGCCGCGACGTGCTGCTGAACCAAGCGCAAAGCGACGGGCGCATTGTCGCCGCGGATCGTTCAAAGTGGGAAGGCGACTTCGCTAACGAGTTCGATGGTACCGCCAAGCGCCTGGCTGAAACGAAGCCGTCTCTGAAGATGCAGCGCACAACGCCCGCCTACCTCGCGAACCGCGGCGCGGCCCCCAGCAAATCCAAGGTCGAGCAAGTGCAGGAATTCGTGAACGAACGCATGGCCTCTTCGAAAGAGGACTATCACACCGCCTTCAACTGGGTGCAGGCGAACAAGCCTGAACTCTTTCAGGGCATGAAGCAGCCCGCGAAAAGCGAGTAATTCTCCCCGACCGAAACTCTCCAAATCCAAACCTCAATCCATCCTACCATGTCCGAAAAAGTCGAACTCACGGAACGCGAAAAGCTGATCCGCTCCAAGCAGGCCGCAGGCCTCAGTCGCACGCAAGCCGAGCAAGTTGTCGCTGCGCAGGAAGCGCACGACGCCGAACTGGCGAAGGCCGAAAAGGCCGCCGAAAAACCCAAGAAGTAACCACTCTCCGCTGAAGCCCAGCCGCTAAAGCGAAGTCACCCATAACCAAACCACAAATACACAATGAACGTTTCCATCGTTCTCATGGCGCTTGTCGCCATTCTATTCGCCGTGGTCCTGCTGAAAGGCTGGGCCAGCGGCTTTGTACCGAAGACCCGCGCGCCGTTGACCGCGTATTTCGCCAACATTGCTGAGGGCACGCATTGCGGCTCCATCAGCAAGAAGGCAGACGCGACCAATGCCACCCGGCATTTGCTCGCGAAGTTCGGTTCTGATGCCGACCACTACGCCCTGTGCGGCGCTTCCGATATTCCGATCGGTCCAGTCACGGACGAAGCGGATGCGATCGACGATCTCAACGAGATCGTGCTGCTCGGCATCAAGAACGAAACGGTGCTGATGATTGCCAGCGAAGCGATCACAGCGGGCGAAGCGGTATTCACGGCCGCGAACGGTAAGGTGCAGGATCTGCCCGCCGGCGCCGGTACGTATTACCAAGTTGGCTACGCTCTCACCGCGGCAGCTGCCGACGGCGACAAGATCGAAGTCCAGCACCACGCCCCGATCAAGACGGTCGTCACCTAACGCGCGTCTTCAATCCAACTCAATAACTCAACTTTTCTCTATTCGATGAAAGTTATCAAACGCAGTCCCTCCGCGCAGAGTCGCTTTGTCGCTAAGCTCCGCGCCCTCGAGGCGGCCCAGTTCGACCCGATCGACAACGGCCGCGATCTCAAACCCGGCGAAATCTACGTGGCGAACGAAAGCCGGTTCAACGAAACGTTCATGTCGGAACCGCTCACTGCCTATGCAGTTGGATTCCGTGACCCGAACGATATCGCGGCCACGCGGCGCTTTTTCGCTCCGGAAGTGGAAGTGTCGCCGTACTTCGAATACACGGAAACCATCAACGCTGAGGAGTTTCTCACGGAAGATGACGATCGTCGTGCGATTGGCGCCGCGTACAAGATCATCGAGCCGTACAAGGGCGTCACGACGCTCGGCAAAACAGAGGATCGCGGGCTCACCGCGATCGTCGACTTGCGCACGGTGCGCGGGAAAAGCAACTGGGAGCAGGAAAAGGTCGCCAAGTTGATGCGCCGTATTGAGCGCAATCGACTGAAGCGCGGCGTCGCTCTGCTCTCCGCTGCCGCCACCAATACAGCGAAGACGTGGGACACTTCTGCCGGCAAAGATCCGGACCAGGATATTATCACGGATCTGATCGCCGCCGCGACGGCGAGCGGTATTCGCCCGAACCGCGTTGGCTTCGGCGATACCGCATGGTCGAAGCGCGGTCTCTCCCATCGCGCTCAGAACACGGCCGGCGGATTTGCCAGCGCCACCATGACCCCGGAAGCTCTCGCGGGCATCCTGAGCGTGGACAAGGTCTACATCAGCAAAGAGCGCTATCAGTCTGCCGCCGCCACGAAGGCCGAGATCGTCAACAATCTCGTGCTGATGTTCGACGCGATGGACAACGCGGACACGGAAGATCCGAGCAACATCAAGTGCTTCGTTTCGAAGTACGAGGATGGCGGCTTCTACCGCGTGTACGTGCAGCAGATCAGCGTGAACCTCGTCGCGATCACGGTCTCGTACGAGGAACTCACCAAGATCACGAGCACGCTCGGTATCCGGAAGTTCACCGTCACCTGAGTTCATTTCAGCGGTTTTCTTCGAGCTCCCACATGCGTGTGGGGGCTTTTTAGAGCCCCGCTAAAAGTCACCTAATCCATGTCCTGGGTAACCATCTCCGAGTCAGACGTCATCACGAAGCTCAGCGGTCCTGAGCTCGCGGCGATGAAGACTGCTGCTCTGCAGGCCGCGCAGACCAATCCGCTGCTCGAAGTGATCACGCAGGTGATTCGGGAGATTCGTGGCTACGTTGCGGCCTGTTCCAAAAACGCCCTCGGAGACGGTGCCACGGTGCCAGACGAGCTGCTTGGCGTCGCCATCAGCCGCATCCGGTTCGAACTGGCCACGCGCCTGCCCGTCGCATCGCTGCTTACAGACGATCGCCGGACCGCGAACGAAAACGCACTCACACTGCTTCGTTCTGTTGCGCGTTGTGAGTTCGCGATTGTCCCGCCAGCTACGCCCGCGGCAGACCAGCCCGGAGGAACTCCGGTAAAGGTCGCCAAGTCGACCACTCTTCGCACGGGCCGAAGTGCACTGAACGGGCTATGATCTTCGAAAAGCCACTCCCGTTCAAAGAGGCCGTGCAGAGCCGCGCCGTGCGCGAGCTGCTCCCGACGGAGCTGCGCACGCGTCTCTTGAACGAGATCCCGGCGGCACTCCGCGAGCGCGCATTCTTTTCGGCGGGCGTGACGAACGCACAATTTCTCCAGGAGGCAGACAAGAAGATCGACGAGCTGCTCGCGGGCAAAGCGGACCGCGCGACGATGCGGCTCGAATTGAAGCAGTTGCTCGACCGCCTCGAGTACAAGCCAGCCGAGGGCGAAGAGGGCACTCTCACGGATCTCTCGAGCGACGATCGGCTGAACCTCATCCTGGATACAAATCTCCAGATGGCTCAGGGCTACGGCAACTGGGCCCAGGGACAGGACTCGGCGATTTTGGATCAGTGGCCGGCGCAAGAACTCATCCGCGTCATTGATTCGAAAGTGAAGCGCGACTGGGAGTCTCGTTGGACGGCCGCAGGCGGCGAGTTCTACGAAGGCCGGATGATCGCGCTGAAGAACGATCCGATCTGGGTGAAGATTTCCCGGTTCGGTCTTCCGTATCCACCTTTTGACTTCAACAGCGGGATGGACTTGCAGGACATCGATCGCGACGAAGCGATCCGCCTCGGTGTGATCGATCGCGACACGGAAATCATGCCGCAGGAGCGTCCGTTTAACGACGGACTCGAGGCGACGCTGAACGTCGGATCTGCGATCGCAGACGCGCTGCAGAGCCTCTTTGGCAGCCGTGCAAAGCTCGGCGCGGACGGCGTGCTGCGTTGGCTGGGAGGTGGCGCGTGAGCTACGCGATCCGAGTCAAGGTGCAGGACGGAGCGTCGAACACGGTGCGTGCGCTCAATCGCGTCACGAATCCGAAGACGTTGAGTCCAATCGTCGGTAGGTCTGCCACGAATACGATTCGCGAGCACCTGTTCGGACTCAATCAGTCGCGCCCCAATCAGCTCGGCGGCCGCCGCACGCAGTTCTACGCGCAGGCAGCGCGTTCGACCCACTTCGACGAAGTGCCTGGCGGTGTGTTGATCTCGATCAACCAGGTCGGAATCGCGCAGCGATACTACGGCGGCGAAATCAAGCCGAAGAAGGGAAAGTATCTCACCATCCCGGTGCATCCCGCTGCCTACGGCAAACGCGCCGGCGAGATGGATCTCGAAGTTGTATTCGGCCACGACGGCCGCCCGATCGCACTCGCGACAAAGGACAGTCGCGGCGTCTCGGTGCGCCAGACCAAATCGGGCAAGATCACCAAAACGCAGACGGGCCACCGTGGCGAAATCATGTTCCGGCTTGTGCGCTCGGTGAACCAGAAGCCGGACGAGACGGTGCTCCCGTATGACGAGCTGATCTACGCGCGCATCGAGCGCGACGTGAACCAGGTGATCGATCGAGCCATTGAACGCGGCGGAGGTGCAACGTGAGCGACGTACTCGAGCAGGATCAGGAAGACTTCGGCGCGCGTCTCGAGGCGGATTCGTATTTCTCGGACATCCCGGTGCTCGTGCAGCGGCTGGGTGTGACAGAGAGCGACATCAATGTCGCTCTTTCCACGCTCAACAAGAAGGACTCGAAGATCGGCGCGTGCGTCGTCGTGCTGATGCCCGAGCTCCGCACGGATGACTCAGAAGGCCCGGCGCCGAGATATGTAGTGCGCCCCACAATACAGGTGATCGAGCAGCCTCTAACCAATCTGGACAACAGCGGGACCGGGAAAAGCGCTGAGGCAATCGCGACCCGCGTCCGGCAGCTGCTCCATGCTTTCAGCACCGGACGTGTCGGCACGTTCATGTTCGACGGCATGCAGCCGATTGCGGTCGATGCCGGCAAGATCAGCTACGGTGTGGCGTTTCGTCGGATGGGTGGAGACGAGGTGTATTCAAAAGTCGCTCGCCCCGCGATCGCGCCAAACTCCGGGGCAACGCCAGTCGCGGCCGTAACCCTCACGTGTGCCACCGCTGGCGCGGCGATCTACTACACCACGGACGGCAGCTATCCGCACGCTGGCAACGCCACAGCCACTCTATACGCGGCCCCGTTCGCGATCAACGCAGCGTGCACGCTCCGCGTCGCCGCGACCAAAGCGAACCTCCAGCAGTCCGACGTCGCCCAGGCCATCTTCACGTAACCCGAAAATTCTATGTCAACCAACCTCGCCACCATCGTCGGCGGCCCCTGCAAAATCACTCGCGACGGCTCTACTTTCCGATCGAAAGCGGAGGTGCGTCTTGAAGCTATCATCGACACGTTCGCCGTCGAAAACGATCTTTACGGCGAGGTAGACCAGCGGCGAGGCAACCAACCCGTGCGCGTGACATTCACGCCCGAAGGTCGATTTGCCGACCTGGCCGTCCTGTTCCCGTACCTCGCCGTCAATCTCGGCTCGCTCGTCACGCCTTTGCACACGTGCGGCGCCGTGGACACCGTTGCCAACACGATCGCCGTCGCTGATACTTCGCTCGCAGCCGGCACTCCGGTTTCCTTCGGGACAACGGATACGATGCCGACGGGACTCACGGCCGCGACGCTGTATTACCTGAGCGCAAATGCTGCTGGGCTGCGCACGGTCCATCTCAGCGCGGCCGCCGCTATTGCGGGCACCGGTGCGATCGACATCACAGGCGCCGGAGCGGGCACGCTCCGTTTCGTGATCCAGAAGGAACTCGTGATCGTGGGCGCAGACGGTACACGCATCACCGTCCACAACGCGGCGATCACCAAGATGCCGACGTTCAATGGTCGCTCCACGGAGACCATGTGGGGCGAAGTGGAATTTGAGGGCTTCGTAAAGAACGGCGTTCCTCGTACCACCGCCAACTCGGTGCTCACTGAGGATACAACGGTCTTCTCCGATGCTGGATTCGATCCCGCAGACATCATCACCCAACCGTATTCGGCGACATGGGGAGACACCGCCCCGTGGGTCGGATTCTACACAAAGAACGGCTGGGTGATTGAGCCGTCGCTCGAGCTGGCGGCGGTTGAAGATGACGCTTCAGGCATCATCTCGCGCCGCATTGTTAAAATCGGGTTCACCGCAAAGGCGCAACCGATGGGTGTGGACTTCGCGGCGCTGCGCGCGGCTATGAAGGTCGACGGCGCCGGCGCTGCCCGAGGCGCGTCACTTACCGGCGATGATCTCAACATCGAGGGCACGGACGTCTACGTGCGCCTCTATGCGGCCGCGCTGGTTGGCGGCCCCGCTCAGTGGAAGACGGATCTCGAACGCACCGGTGAACTCACCTGGCGTGCGACGCGGACCTTCAGTGGCGGCGCTGCGAATCCGCTCTTCTACATCGGCGACGCGGCTCCGGCCTGATGATCCTCGCGAGCGAGTGCGGGCAACTTGCCCGCGCTCCTCGCCTCCTAAACCACACAATGAATGAAAGTCCGCTTCGGCAATTTCACGCTCTGCGACGGAGCAACTGAGGGCACGTCGGGACTCGCGCTCAATGGGCAACAAATCAACAGCCGTGCCGATTTCTACCGAGCACTCAGCGCGGTGTTTTTTGCCCGCGGAGGTCGCAGTGCGTCGCTCACGTTTCTTGCGAACCGAGTGTTCAACTCATTGCGAGAGACGGAGCGCTTCGTGCTCGAGCACTTTTCGAGTTTGCCGCAGCAGGACGATCTCTGGATCTACATCGGCACCGAGGCGGACGGCGAGTGGGTCCTGTTCGCGGGTGCTGTCATTGACGGCTGCAGCACCAGCTATCGCGGCGTCAGCGCGTTTCCTCAATACGCCTTCAGCGTCACTGTGCCGCTGTTTGATGAGCCGCCGCCAACTGTCACCGAACCCGACGACGAAATGATCAAACGAGGTGAAACTCCGATCGGCTCCGGCGAGGACACCGTCGATGTCGAATTCTCCACACCGTTCGCGGGCACGCCGGTGATAATGAGCGTACACGTCGAAGTGCCCGCTGGCGGCGACAAGATTTGGGCTCACGTCGTCGCGACGAGCATCTCGAACGCCGGATTTTCCGTTGAATTAACCGCAGCGACTCCAGGCAGTGGATACAAACTCGCCTGGGCTGCGATGGCATGACCATGAAGACAATTCTCCACGCTTCGAAATTCGCAGTACTCCTCAGCGCGATCGCGCTCAGCGCCTTCGCGGCCACGCCGCTCACCGACGTCCAAATGTCGGGGGCGAACAATCAGGTGAAGAGCGGCGCCACGCTCACGATCAAATCGGGCGGCTCCTTCGTCATCGAAGGCGGCGGCACAATCAGCGGCACGCAGCCCCTAGACGCGACGCTTACGGCCTGGGCTGCCGCGTCGACTGCCGCGAACAAGATCACGTATTGGAGCGGCACCGACGCGATCACGACAATCGATTTCTCGCCGTTCTCCCAAACGTTGCTGCCGCTGACGTCGCGCGCCACCTGGCTCAGTGCGCTGATGCCATCGAGTCCGTCCGAGAATGATCTCGTTTACTACTCGGGAACGGCTTGGGCGAAGCTCACGCTCGGAACAAATCTATCGATCACCGATGGTGTGATAGACGCAGCATCTGCTCCGGTAGGGGCGACGTACGTGACGCAAGGCTCTGAAACTGGGCTCACAAATGAATTTGCTCTGGGATCCCTGGCAACGGGTCTTCTCAAGGTTACCACCGGCACAGGGGCACTTGATAGCGTCACGACTTCCGCAGGCATTTCGGACCTGCTGAGCGATGAGTCGGGATCAGGCGCGCTGCTGTTCGGCACTTCCCCCACGATCACAACACCTACCATCAGCGGTGCCATCACATTCCCTGACGGCGTTCGCCAAACGTTCAATCCGAACGGCACGAACGCGGGTATCAATGTCGGAGCGAACTCCAGCGATCCCTCGTCTCCATCCAATGGTGACATCTGGTACGACTCCACCAACAACACACTCGATGCACGCATCAACGGTGCAACCGTTTCGCTCGGTGGGGGCGGCGGATCAGGCGATGTTGCCGGGCCTTCGTCGGCAACGGATAATGCGCTGGCGAGGTTTGATGGCACCACGGGCAAGACAATACAGGACTCAGCGGCGACGCTCGCCGACACCGGTGTGCTCACTCTCGGAACCACCGCGGCCGGCGGCCTGACGCTCAACAACACGAGCACGCAACCGCCGTATGTGCTCTATGCGGTCAGCGGTTCCAATAAGGCCCTCATTGGTGCAGCAAATCAGGCCAACGACATCGTCACGGGCTCGGCGGCTGGAGACCTCGTGCTCCGTACTATTGGCACGAACCTGATTCGGTTCTCTGTCGATAACGGGACCACGTCAGCAGTCGCAGTTAATAGCACAGGCGCCGACTTTTTGAGTTCGACTCCAAAGCTTAAGTTCAACGTCGGCGGATCAAGTTTTGAAAACTATCTCGTAGTGCAGCCCTCGACCACAAATGCCGAGGCGCGCATGATTATTGCACCGAACGGCACTGCGACCAATTCGTCGATTTTGATGCAGTCCAATTCGAGCGTGGACACAACCGGCTCAGAGGTCTTTGGCTTTGGCGGCGGTTTTTCAGGGGCCGTGAGCGGATCATGGAACTTTGGTTCGTTTGTCTATGCTTCGACGAACGCGGACTCTCGTCCGATTTCATTCACGGTTTCCAACACCTCAGACGGACGCATTGAAGCGGTCCGAATTCTGAATACAGGGCAGCTGGACGTGAAGAGGAACATCGCATCCACGTCGACGACGACGGGGGCGCTAACCGTTGCTGGCGGTGTTGGAATCGCGGGAAGTGCGTCGATTGGTTCGCTCACCACGATTACGGCGAACGGCTCAGCAAATGCCCTGTTTCTGCTCGGCAGATCGGCCGACAACATCGCACAGCTGCAATTTAAGAACAATGCAAACAGTGCAATAACCGGCATGGTTGGTGTAAATGGCAGCAGTGTAATGACCCTTGGAACCGGCGCGTCGGCTACTACGGCTTTAACCATTAACGCGTCGCAGCAGATCCAGTTCAACGCGTACGGCGCCGGCACAGCCACTTTTGATGCAGCCGGCAACGTCACTGCGTCGTCGGACGAATCGCTTAAGGATATCCAGGGCAACTTTAGCAGCGGTCTGGCTGCACTCAGGGACATTCAGCCGATCGCCTACAAGTGGAAGGCAACCACCGGTATGGATCGTGCGGATACGTACTACGGTTTCTCCGCTCAAAACGTGATGCGGAATATCCCCGAGGCCGTCGGCATGGGCCAGGACGGGAAACTTACGCTGCAGGATCGCGCGCTTCTCGCGGTCGCGATCAACGCGATCAACGAACTCCGCACGCAGAACGTTTTGCTAACGCAGCTCGTGAAGGATCTCGCGAATACTCCCGCTGACAAGACTCGCGCCGACGCGGTAATCGCCGTGATCAATGCCGTGGATTCTGCGGATAAAGACGCCCGTGTGGCCGCTCGAAAAGCCGCGCTCGAAGCGATTGTTTTGGCGAATAAATCCGCGGTGCAGGCAGCAAAGAACCAGGCGAACTGATTGCCATGGCGGACGCCAAAAAACTCAGCGTCGAAGTACAGACAACCGCGACTGGCGATGGTCTGCAAAAGACCGCGGCTGGAATAGAAAAGGTAAGTAAGGCGGCAGCTGCCGCTGAAAAGCCGCTCAAGAACAATGCCCGTGAGACGGAGAGCCTCGTTGAAGCGGTTGATAAACTCGGCAGTCGAAACAACGCCGCAAAGGATGCGATTGAGGGTATCGGGCAAGCCGCCCGCGGTGGAGAAAACGCGTTCTTTGGGCTCGCGAAAGCAGTCCGCGGGGCGAAGGAAGCCTTAGCAGGTGGAATCAAGCTAACCGGAATTGGTCTCGCGATCGCCGGGTTCACCGCGTTTCTCAAAATCCTTGATCAGGTACAAGAGCGGCTCTCCGCCGAACTCGAGGCGCTCAAGAACGTAAAGAACTCCGGAGAGCGGCTCGGGGAAACCTACGAGGCTCTCGGTAAGTCCGCAAAGAGCAGTGCCGACAAGCAGGTCGCGGAAATAAAGAGGGTGTCCGACAGCTTCAAGGAGCTCGACGAACTCGCTGCCGAGGCGAAGGACAGAATCAACGAGGTCAACGACGCCAACAAACGTCGGGAACTCGCGCAGCTCGAAAAAAGCACTGCGGAAAAGCTTCAGAAAGCGAGTACACCAGAGGCTCGCGACAAAATCACCAGCGATGCCTCGCGCCAACGCCAAGCGATCGAAGATCGAGCGCAGCGTACACAGCTCGACAATCAGAGGCTGCAGGCGAATTTGGAGATCTCTCAGTCGGAATCGCGGATCGGAGAGCTTAGGCAGAAGCGGGAACCGGCTGCCGCAAATCTCCAATTCGCGGAGCGCCAGGCGCAAGATGCCCGCGCCACGCTTGAATCGTTTCGCAGTGGTGGCGGAGATATCAACTCCAAGTTTGGAGAAGAACTTAGGGACAAGGTCCGGGTGGCGGACAAGACGGTGGAAGAGCTGGGGAAGGTTCTAGAGAGCGTTGATAAAGAGATCGGTCCAGAGGTGCGGAACCTGGAGACCCGTATTCGCAAAGCGCGTACGACGCTCGACGTAAACAAGCTCGATCGACAAACCCAATCAGCGGAAGAAGCCACCCGAAAAGTTGGAGCGGTCGACACCGTCCAATCGCGAATCAAGGAACTCGGGTTGAAGGCAGAATCCGCCGCTGCTCAGGGGGATTTTGCATCCCAGGATGAAGCAGTAGCAGAGCGAAAGAAACTTCTCGCTCAGGCGGCTCGTGAACGCGTTCAAGCACCGCCCGGAAATCAGACGGGCCCATCTGCGCCGAAAGATGCCCGGCCCGGTACGATCAACGGGCAAGCGCTCAAGCCGGTTGGGAACCAAAATTCGATCGAGCGCGCAGGAGAGAAAGCTGAACGCGCTGCTGACAAAATCGAGCAGGCTGAACCGATCAAAGCGGAGAAGCTCGGCGACTCGCTCGAGCAGATCCAGCAGGACTTCGTCGGCAAACTCAGCGAGAGCCAAAAGTCTATAGACCAAGCGGCCTCAGTCGTTGGTTCGATGAAAGAGCAGCTACCGCCGCCGCTCGATCTGAGCCCATTCACGGCCAGTTTTGAATCGTTCGCGGCAACAAACCTACAACGGCATAGCGAGAGCCAGACGTCGATTCAGCAGCTCTCGATTCGGATTTCTCAACTCGAACAGCAGCTCTTGTCGCGCCGCCAATGAGCACTGTATGGCTTCTTGAATACGAAGGGGTGAAACGCCCTTTGGCTGACTGGGGTATAGACTCGGCCGACGTGACCGACGTCAATCAGGCCACTGGGGAGCTTGTATTTACAACCAGCGATGAGGGGGCAAACGACGAACCTCGATTCGTGTTCGAGAAGCTCGTCACGTTGTGGCGCAATCAAACGCGCTTCTTTACAGGCCCGATTGTGAGCGTGGAATTTTCGGCAGCACCGGATGAGGTGCACAGATATCGAGCCGCAAGCCCTTGGTGGTATCTGGAGAACATCATTTTCCAGCAGCCCTCATGGGTTCTGAGAGATGCCGAGGAAGCGCTGCTCGGATATACCACAGTGACGACTAGCCGCACAGTTTTGGGGCTGGCGCCTAATGGCGGCCGTCACGACACGAGTGGACAGGTCGGTGAGATCGTGGACTACGCCATTTCTAAGGGCGCTCCGATCTCGCGCGGTGTTTTTGATCTCACGACATTTATCCCTTACGAAAAGGGGGAAGATCTGACGTGCGCGGAAGCAATACGCCGCGTGCTTCGTTGGACCCACGATGCGGTCGCTTATTGGGACTACACGGCTGCCGTTCCTTTGCTAGAAATCAAGAAGCGCGCTAATCTCACGACTGCATCTATCGACCTCGATGCGGCGGACTCTGTCACCCAAATTGCGATCACGCCCAGAAACGATTTGGTGCCGCGGGGAATTCACATTCGGTACCGGATGGTGATGGTTGATATCAAAGGCGCGCAGTACATCGCGTACACCTCGCAAACAGCGGGCGATGTCAGCGAGCGCATTCGATGCCTTTCGTACACGATTTCATTGGCCGGCGCGGGTAGCCAAATGGAGTCTCCGCCTCCCGGACTGGCAGCGAATCTTTTCGCTTCGATGAGCCAGCTCGAGTTCGACGGAACCGTTCGTCTGCTTGAGGAAGAAGTCAGCGGCGGGGCGCGCGTCGGTCGCACGTTGAACATTCTGAATGGGAAAGGCGCATGGACCGAGATGAAGGCGACTATTCAGTCGGTCACCTTGTCCCTGCTTACTGGCGAAACGACTTTGACGATCGGTCCTCCAAGCCAGCTTGGGGTCGAAGATTTTCTGGACCTCGCCCGGTATCGGCGGGGCCAAGATGCTGGTGGCGCTGTCGACGAGAAGTTTAACGGCACGCCCTCTGAGCCGAAGCCACCGCCGGATCCGAATAAGCCACCCCCATCGCCGCCTAACCCAGGCCAACCGCCGGCGCCTGGCATACCGACCATTCAGGAGCTTGAAGTTTGCGAGAACGGCAAAAAGGTGAAGATCCGTGTGACTGGCACACGCGTTTCCTAAGTTATGGGCTTGTCACTGATGGGTTGCGGATGCGACTGCACGCCGAACATGGACCCCTGCAACTGTAGCGGGGTGACCTGCGCGGTGCAGTGCCGAGCGCGCAGTGCGATGGCTGTTTTGTGTGGCTTCGCACCCTACATGGACGTTGGCGGCCCGCCGAGGCGGTATCGGCGAAAAACACTCGCTGGCACCCTCATCCTTTCTCCCTCGGGTCCATGCCTATTGTCGGGCAACTTTACTGTAGCCCTTTCAGGTGAGGTTCAGTTCAGCGCCAGCACCTGCGCAGTCACGCACGCAGGCGTGATGGTTGTCACTGGTAGCTGCGTGAATTGCAGCAATGGTACGCCTCCGGGCATGTACGGCGTCGATCAAGTGCCGCGATGGGCCGACTTTGACATCTCTGCCGTAACTCAGACTCCGTTGGAGTATCGGTTCAATGGCGACACCTGTTGGTCGGGTTTTGTGGCCGAGACATTGAGTGAAGAAGACACGGATGCAGCGGCCATTTTGCGCGCCACTGCAAACTTGCCCTGGAGTCCGTGGATGGATCATCCCGACAATTGCATTGCATCCTATCCGCCGCGTACCGGCACCAATTGGCTGCAGACCGAAGTCGAGTGGCGTGCGTTCATCAAGGGGGCCAAGGCTTCTGACGTGGAGATCGATATCGGATTCTATCGCCGCCCGTACGGAAACGGTGCCTTCGCGCTTTTGTCGACCTCAACGTACCTCGTCCAACTAGACTCTGAGGGCAACGGGCTCATTCAAGGCTCGGTGCCCAACAGCTATGGATACGAGACAATCATCCAGACCTGTGGAAAATCCGCCACCTGAGTACTCAGTCCCGGTTCGGATAACCGTTCACCGTCCCGATCTGTCGCGTGATCTGCGTGCAGAGCAGGAGAGTGGCCGGGCAATCGCATCGTCGGGGACGCACCCCTTGCCGCTGGGCGACTGGGTTGAACAATGGGCTAAACCGGTCGCGTGCTGGCTCGACAGAACCACCAAAGACTGGCGCCCGCGCCTGCAGACTCATTTGTGCGGTTGCTCTGCATGCAGCCGTCGTCGCCGATGCTTAAATCTAGCTGTTCCGGACTGCTTGAAACTTCGGGGCTGGCTTGGCAGGAGCTTTGCACGGGCAGTGCAGCAGGTCTACTTCCCAGGGCTTCAGAGACACACGTTTGGAGCCCGGCTAATCACGTTCCTAGAACTGTTCTGACGGTCTTTAGGGACCAACTAGGGCAGGCACGGAACCGGTTTGGGAGACGTCGAGTTCTGGCTCGGAATCGTGAGGTTTATCCCAAACCTTTGAAAATCTATCCTGAACCTCGTGCGCGTTTACAATCGCGAGCG